AAGTAAAAGAAAAACCAAATATAAGTGAAGATGAATTACATGCAGCATCGTTGCAATATAATTTAAATGTTAAAGATCCAAAAAATATTATGGTTAAAAAAGGTTTTATAGAGGTATTGGACGGTGCAACTGGTTTTATGTTGATAAAAAGAAATGTATTTAAAAAAATGGCATTGGCATATCCTCATTTAAGATTTAAATCTGATCAACATCTAGGTGATCCTCACGACAAAACCTTTGGATATCATGACACGTCTGATTGGAACTATGCTTTTTTTGACACTATGATAGAGCCTGGTACCAAAAGATATTTATCCGAAGACTATGCTTTTTGTCGTTTATGGCAAAAAATAGGCGGTAAAATATATGCTGATATTGCTAGTGGTATGACACATATGGGTAACTACTCATTCAAAGGTAATGTAGGAACTCAATTCTTGCCACAAAACAATAAATAATTTAGTATACCCCGACATGAAATTAGTCGATTTAAAGTTTCAACCAGGTATAGATAAACAAGATACTGCTTATTCAGCAGGAGATCAACGTAAGTATGTTGATTCTGACTTTGTTCGATTTCACTATGGTAAGCCTGAAAGATGGAAAGGTTGGTCCTATCTGCCAAATCCAAATAAAACTATTGTGGGCGTGGTCCGTGATACGCATAGCTGGATTGGTTTAGACGGAACCCGATATCTTGCTTTAGGTACAGACAGAAAATTATATATTTATTCTGATGGCGCAATAACTGACATAACTCCTATTAGAGAAACAGCAGCTTTAACAAATCCTTTTACTACAAATGGTACAACAACTGTTACAGTTACGGATGCAGCTCATGGTGCACACATTGGTGACTTTGTTACTTTTGATTCATTTTCTGCAATAGATGGGTTAGATATGAATAACGAGTTTGAAGTTATTACAGTTCCTTCTGCTAGTACATATACAGTAACTCATACAAGCACAGCTTCTGGGTCAACATCAGGTGGTGGTGGATCAGGAAATGCTAACTATCAAATTAGAACGGGACCTTCTACATCTACTTATGGTTATGGTTGGGGAACATTGTCTTGGAATACGAGCACATGGAATACAGCAAGATCTTCTTCAAGTGTCGTTGTAGACGCAAGAAATTGGTCTTTAGATAATTTTGGTGAAGATTTAATTGCTACTGTTTTAAATGGCGGAACGTTTATTTGGGATACATCAGGAGGTACAAGTAGTAGAGCAACAACATTATCTAATGCCCCTACTGCTTCACGATTTAGTTTAGTATCTACCGACACAAGACATTTATTAATTTTTGGTACAGAAACAACAATAGGCAACAGTGATACGCAAGACGATTTACTATTTAGATTTTCTGATAGAGAAGATGCTACAGATTATACACCAGTTTCTACTAACGAAGCAGGTTCGCTACGTATATCAGATGGTTCTAGAATAGTAGGCGCTGTTAAATCATCAGGTCAAATACTTGTATGGACCGATACATCTATGCACGGTATTCAATTTGTTGGCACGCCTTTTACTTTTGGTCTTAGACAACTTGGTGCTAACTGTGGGCTAATAGCTCAACACGCAGCAGTAGAAATAAATGGTAGATCTTATTGGATGTCTGACAATTCTTTTTATATGTACGATGGTGTTGTAAAAAAAATGCCTTGTTCTGTTCAAGATTATGTTTTTGATGATTTAAGTTACACAAATAAAGCAGACATAGCTTGTGGTATTAATACAGCTTTTAATGAAATAATTTGGTATTACCCATCAGCTAATGCTTCACAAATAGACAGGGCTGTGGCTTACAATTATTTGGAGAACACTTGGTATACTACATCCCTTGCAAGAACTACTTGGCTTGGTGCTTATGTCTATGAATTACCTATTGCTACAGAATATGATACAAGCATAACAGCAAATAATTCTACTATACTTGGGTTAACTGCAGGTGCTTCGTATGTTTATGAGCACGAGAGTGGTAATAATCAAGCAGACGGCACAGCCATATCTGCTTTTTTAACATCAGGTTCTGTTGAAATAGCAGACGGTGACGAACTTATGTCTGTAAGTAAACTTGTTCCAGACTTTGATAATTTAACCAATACCATGACAGCTACACTAACACTTGAACAATATCCTCAATCAGCAGACACTGTTACTACCACTGGATCTATTTCTAATACTACAGAGAAAATTGATGTAAGAGGTAGAGGAAGAGCAGTTAAAATTAAATATCAAACAAGCACTGTAAATGACACTGCTTGGAGACTTGGATCTACAAAGCTACAACTTAGATCAGATGGTAGACGATGATTGATAAACCTTTATATGGAAATCCTTTAGCTGGTGGTCTTAAAACTTTACAACCAGGCATTATAGATGATCCTTTTAAACCAAAATCAGATGACCCTTTGATGCAAGGTTATTATGATTCTGATTTTTATTCAGATAGACAAACAGCGGATTCAATACCTTATACATATGACGGCAAAGAGATGAGAGGGTCAAGCTCAGGAGCAAGTAATTTAAAAAAGTATTTAGAGTCAATTGGTAAGGGTGATTTAATACAATTTCCTGAACAAAATTTAATGAGTGTAGAACTACAACAAGCTGAAAATCCTCCTCCACTTAGTGGCACGTTCAATGGCATGCCGCTATTTCCAGAACAAGGAGTAGGACAAGTAGATACTCCAGAACAATTAATTGAATCTGGACAATTCACACCTGGAGTAGGACAAGATATTTTTGGAAACAATCCTGCGGAGATAGCTGTGCCTTCTAACCCTTACAACAGAGTTGGACAGCAGCTCATGGGTCCTAATCAAGATGAAATGCTTGGAACATTAAAAAATATAGAACAAGGTATAGCGAGTTTAGTTGGAAACTATGGACAGGGCAATAACATGAATCAATCATCAAATTATGGTAATTTTGATAACTTCGGCATTGGTAATTTTTATCCGCCTTACGGGGGAATGTACGGCTAAAATAAATTTTTTATGTTCTATGCCTAGGGCAGGCAATACTTTGTTAGGTTCTTTACTTAATCAAAGTGAGGACATAAAAGTTACAGCAAACAGTGTCGTAACCGAATTAGTTCATCGTATTTTAACCTTACAGGATTTTCCTCAGTATCAAGAATTTCCAGATTATACTGGAGTACACAACGCAGCTAAACAAGCATTTTTTTCTTACTACAAACATTATAAGTGCAAACATGTTTTGGATAGAGGATCTTGGGGCACGGAAGCAAACCTAAATTATCTAAGAGAATTAAAATTAAACAGTAAATTTGTAATACTGTATAGACCTATCTTTGAATGTTTAGCTTCAACTCTTAAAGTCATGAATGTTGAAGAATCACGTAGAGAAGAGATGTGCGATTCTTTACTCAAAAGAAACCGTAACATAGGAGTGTCCATATGGAGCATTGAGAATATACTTAACTCAAAAGAAAAATATAAAATTATTACTTATGATGAGTTAATAAAGTCTCCTAAAAAAACAATTTTTAAAATATTAAAATTTTTAAATGTGCCTGAGTATAAAATAAAAATTAAAAATTTTGATCAGTTTTCCATACAAAATATACAATATAATGACCCTATTCCTGAATGGCATCGTATTAGAACGAACAATATTAAAAAAAATCCTTATGATTACTTGTCTTTGATACCAGATAAAATAATTGAAAAATATGAAAAAACCCATATTATGTTTGATAATTTAATTAAGAGTAAAAATGGCTAGAATAACAATCACACGATTACCAAATGCGACTCCAGAATATGATGCTAGTCAATTTGACCAAATGATTTTATTATTAGATCAAATAATTTTTTTACTTAATACAAACTATCAACAAGATTTAAAAAACGAATCAGAGTCGGAGGCTTTTTTCTTTGGCTAATACGTTTAAAAGTGCAATGGTAGATGTAACTACCACAGATTTAACAACTGTCTTGACAGTTCCCACGGCTAATCCTGGTGCAACGCCACCAGTTCCACCGACTACAGATATAGTAAAATCTCTTTTAGTTTGCAATGACTCTGGTTCAACAACTTTAGTTGATGTTGAAGTTGTCAGAGGTGCAGCAACCTTTGAAGTATTCAAAGCAAAGAGTGTTGCTACAAACACAACCACAGAACTATTGACACAACCTTTAGTTTTGCAAGAAAGTGATATTCTTAAAGTTCAAGCTAATGCTGCCAATCAAGTGCACATCATAGCAAGTTTTCTGGAGATCACGAAAGGACAACTCTGATCAATCTTCATTCGTTATTTATTACTCCCGTATTTTCATTACAATTAAAAGGCCACGAACATCTTATTGATAGCATATATCAATTACGAGAAAAAGATGAGATGGGTATGCCACGATCCAATGTTGGTGGTTGGCACAGTCATGATGAAATATATGATATTAAAAAGTTTCGTCCTTTGGTCGGTGATATATTAAAATACTCTAAAGATTGTTTTAATCACCTAGATGTCAAACACAATTATGTTCCTGAGATGACGGGTATGTGGGCCATGATTAACCCACCAGGATCACGAAACAACGTGCATACACACCCATACAACTATTTATCTGGTGTATTTTATCTTAAAGCTCCTAAAAAGTGTGGAAATATTGTGTTTCTAGAGCCTAAACCACAGTCAGAGGTACTATCACCCCCTAAAACAGATAAAGCTTCTATACACCTCGCTCACAGCGTACAATGGGAGCCTGTTGAAAATTCCTTGATTTTTTTTCCATCATGGTTACAACATGAAGTACAAACAAATAATTCTGATGAAGATAGAGTTATCATCAGTTTTAACATAAATTGGAGAAACGAAGATGCCGATAGTTGAACCTGCTGAATTACTAGGTCACATTACGACTGAAGATGGAAGAAGAATTCCACATTATAAGGTAAAAACTGAAACAACAATTACTCATGCTGATACAGGTGCTGAATATGAATCAGAGTCTGCAGCTCAAGCTGATGTTGATAATCCAGGAACATCTACAACTGCTGAAAAAATTAGAAGAGACGTAAAAATATTCGCCCCTTCTTTAGCAGATATGTTAGGTGAAACTCCTGAGTAATTAAGCGCTACACGCTTCACATTCCATATCAGAATCTAAGCCTGTTACCATAACAGTTGCATTGGAGTTATTTGGTTTACCTTGAATTGTATGTATGTGAGAACTTTTTTTGTGTTCTAATAATTCTTGTTGTAGTCTTTCATTGTCTCTTTCCACTGCTAATAAACGTTCGTGGTAACGACTCACCTTATCAGCAAGGGTAGCTATAGCCTTCAATACTTCTTGATTTTCCATAATATCTCCTTGATTTGTAATTTTTGGGTGAGATCTAATTTAAACATGTGTACAGAATATATCAAGTAATCTTTTTAAAATTGTTTTCTTGACAGAGAATTAGTGTTATGAAAGAGGCAGAAAAAAGAATGAATTTAAGAAATAATTATTTTATTTTAGAAAATGCAGTTACAGATAGATTCTGTGATCATGTTATTGAATATGGTAAATATTTAAAAGAACAGGTTGCAACAACATGGGGATACGACACAAATAACCTAAGTGATTATGATAAAAAAAAATTAGAAAAAACAAGAAAATCTAAAGTTACTTGGATGAGCGATAATTGGATGTACAGAGAAATTCAACCAATAATTCATCAAGTAAATGCACAAGCGGGTTGGAATTTTCAGTGGAGCATGACAGAATCTTTTCAATTTACAAAATATGAAGGCACACAAAAACAACATTATGATTGGCATACGGATTCAGGAGATGCTGATGATAATGGTTTGATAAGAAAAATATCTGCTAGTTTAATTTTAGCTAATGATAATGAATATGAAGGTGGTGATTTTCAAATTTGTATACCTAATCCAAAAGAAAATAAAATAATTAATATTAAACTTAAACAAAAAGGGACAATGATATTTTTTCCTTCTTTTGTTTGGCATAGAGTTGTTCCAGTAACAAAAGGGACACGATATTCATTAGTGTGTTGGAGTGCAGGTAATTTATTTAAATAGGAGAGTATATGAGTTTTGAGAAAAATAAATACGAAGTTGTTAAAAAAGCAATAACAAACGAATTAGCAAGTTTTTGTTTTGCGTATTTTAGTAATAAAAGAAAGGTTGCACAACATTTACAAGAAAGTAAATTTATTTCTCCTTTTGATCAAACTTGGGGAACATGGAAAGATGATCAAATACCAAACACATATAGTCATTATGCAGACATGGTTATGGAAACTTTATTAGAAAGAGTTTTACCAAAAATGATGCATGTAACTAATTTAAATCTTATACCAACTTATAGTTATGCTAGAATTTATAAATTTGGCGATATTCTTCATAGACATAAAGACAGACCTTCTTGTGAAATTTCATGTACTCTTAATTTAGGAGGAGATGAATGGCCAATTTATTTAGACCCAACAGGAAACGAAGGCAATAAAGGTAAAAAAATAATTTTAAAACCTGGAGATATGTTAGCTTACAGCGGATGTGACCTAGAGCATTGGAGAGAAAGTTTTGCAGGAAAAGATTGTTGCCAAGTTTTTTTGCATTACAATAGCACTAGCGGTGCATTAGAAGAACCAAACTTATTTGATACAAGACCTTTTTTAGGATTACCTGCAGAATTTAAAAAACAATGAAAAATTGGGTAGTTCAAATTGGGGGAGATCAACCCTTTCCTTTTCTTGTTATTGACAATTGGTATGATGAAGAAACAGAAAAATCTATTTGGTCTGAGTTAGACTTTTTATCTACTAAAAATAAACAAAATCAATTAAGAGCAGAAAATACAATTGTTGCCCGTAATGAAGATGGAACTTCCAAAGGCAAATCATATAGATGGTATCTCGGTAGAATCTATACAGAGGAAGGTAAAACTTATTCAACAATAATGCAAAAAACAGATTTATTTAGGACACCTAAATTTCATGAAATAATGCAACACATGACACCGCAGTGTAGAAGTTTTTTTGGCAGCGACTACGACACAACTATAATTTCTTATTATGAAAATAATGATTACTACAAACCTCATTATGATAAATTTCAATGGACTTCTCTTATATGGTTTTATCGTGAACCAAAAAAATTTAAAGGCGGTGATTTAAAATTTACAGAGCCAGACTATAAAATTAATGTAAAGCACAATAGAATGTTAATGTTTCCGTGTTATTATCTTCATGAAGTATTACCTATTAAAACAAAAAAATTAAAAGAAATGGGAGATGGACGATATACCATTACTCATTTTTTTTATTCTGCTGATGTTTAAAACAATAATTAATAATTTATCTGTTCCTTATGTAATAGCTAAATTTAATGATCACAATAAAATAAAAGGAAAACTTTTATTAAATATAGATACTTCTGCCCATGAAAAATTAGAGGCTAATGATCAATACTACAGTGATAATATTCATAAATTAGATTGGCATAAAAATAAAGATTTTGAGAGACCGTGGGTAAAACAATTTTTACCTTTTTTAAACACACAGATTTATACAATGATAAAGCCATTAGGTTTTGAAAATTTTACTTTACCTTTTTTATGGTATCAACAATATCTTGAAAATGGTAAACACGGTTGGCACGTTCATAGTGGTAATTATACTGGAGTATATTATTTAGAAATGCCAAAAGAATCTCCTAAAACTCAAATTGTTGATCCTTCTAACATGAATAATGTAATTGACTTAAATGTACAAGAAGGAGATTTTGTTATATTCCCTAGTTTTGTTATTCACAGAGCTCCTAAAAACAAATCACACAAAAGAAAAACAATAATTTCTTTTAATATATACTTTGATAAAATAATTAAAGGTTATGAAAGTGAATGAACTTGAAGAAAAATTTAACTTTTTGAAAACAAGAAAATATGAAAAATCTAATCATCCAGGTATTGAAGTTTTTTATGATAAACAAACGTTTTTAAAAATAGAAAAGAAAACTAAAATTACTATTACACCAGGTAATGTTTTGTTTATTATTAAAAAAGCTTTTGGTCTTAAAGAAGGAACGTTACAAATTTTAAAAGAATCAGAATTACATAATGAAACAAATTCAAAAATGTATTGTGTATTAACTAACTGTCTTTTTTCAGAAAATAAAACTGATGACAAAATATTTATTAGATCGGGAAATAGTAAAGAGGCTTTAATATGACTGTAGAGTACGACGTTGGAACAGGTACAATTTTTGATGTTAACATGAACGTAGAGCATAAGGTAATTGATAATTTTTTAGATAAAAGTAATTTAGAAAAATTAGAAGATAAAGTTATGTCCGCTTACATGCCTTGGTATTTTAATGATCATGTAAACATTAAAGGTGATGATCATTTTCAATTTGTGTATGGTTTTGTTCATCCTGGTGGTGAACCAAACTGTGATGAATTTATGATGAATTTATTAGAGCCTTTTGCTTTAAAATTAAAAATAAAAAATTTTCATAGAGTAAAAGCTAATTTATCAACTAAAACTAACAAGATAATTGAACACGGTATGCATACAGACAGAAGAAACATGAAAGGTAAAACAGGTGTTTTTTATTTAAATACTTGTAATGGTTATACAAGATTAGAAAATGGCGTAAAAATTAAGAGTAAAAAAAATAGATTTGTTGAGTTTGATTGTAATACAAGGCACACAGGTTCTTCTTGCACGGATCAAAAAAGAAGAGTCGTAATAAACTTTAATTATTAATGATTAGTTTTTATGATGTAGATAATAAAATTGATCAATCTATTTTAGATTATTTAAAATCTTACATAGATAATTATATTGTGAAACATAGATGTTGTAATCAATATCCTAATTGTAATCACCCTAAAGAACAATCAAACGCTGATTTGCTAGACACAAATGATTCTGTATTGTCCATGCTTAGAGAAGATATGTACGATAAATTACATAAGTATTTAAATAACACATATTTAGATATATCATATTTAAAATGTTGGGCCTTAAAAAATAAAGGTAGTAATGAAGAAACTTGGCATACTCATAATTTTAACAAAGATATAAAAGAAATATCTTTTATTATGTATTTAGATGAAACGCTATTAGGTACAGAATTTAATACTGATAATTGTTTTACAATAACAAAACCAAAAAAATTTAAATGGCTTTTTTTTAATTCAAATATACCACATCAACCAGAAATAGGTAATCAAGATAGTTATAGATATGTAATTGCTGGAGCAGTGGGTGTTAAAAATAATGAATCAAAATACATAATTAAAAATCTATGGCCCACTCCTATTTACATGAACTTAATCAAAGTACCTGATAATTTTAAAAAGTTAATTAAAAAATTTGATTACGAAAAAATGCCTTCAGGAAACGGTTCTTACACGATTGATAAAAAAATAATAACTAAACTGCCAATTAATTTTCAAAAATTAATTATTCAACAAATTAATAAATACACAAAAGATTATTTAAAAACTAGCGATAATATTAAATTTAAAATTACTACTTCTTGGATTAATGAACATAATTCAAACGACTGGGCTCATAAACATCATCATTCAAATTCAATGTTTAGTGGAGTGTATTACATACATCAACCTAAAAACGGTGGTAATTTAACCTTTCATCAAAACCCTATGATTCCAAATGTAAGTTTTTTGACTACTGAATTAGATTATAAAGAAACAACTGAAGCAACAGCTCGTGAATTTCAAATTGAACCAGAAGATGGTCTATTAGTAATATTTCCTTCGTTTGTTTCACACAGTGTTCAAAAAAATAAATCTACAGAAAAAAGATATAGCCTAGCATTTAATGTTTTTATTGAAGGGTCTTTAGGATTAGATGAAGGTAAACTTAACTTTTATTAGATAATTGATATCTATAAGATAATCCGACAAAAGGTTTTTCATTAATATTTTGAGTAATAAAAAAATTAATATAAGACGGAAAAATAACACACTTACCTTTTTCTAAAAAAACAGCCCATCTTCTTTTTTTATGTCTTCCGTATTCATGTTCAAATATAATATCGCAAGGTTCTTTTCCTGTGTCTGCACAATATATAACAGATATATCAGGAGAGTTTTCATAGTCCCATTCGTCAATATGATTATGTGATCCTATACTTTCATTTTTTTCAAGATATATACCTGAAATATGATTTGAAATTAAAGTTAAATGATCTTTAATTTCTGTACTGTAAGTGTCTCTTATGTAATCATTTAACCAAGTTATATGTTTATGTAAGTCTATTTTAAAATAATTATTATCAGAATACCAAACTTCAGGACGCCATCTCTCTCCTTTTTTCTTAGCTTGTTTTATGTGATTTGTTATTTTTTTATTATCAATTAATAAATTTTTAGAAACAGTATGAACTGAAACAAATTCTTCTGAAAGAACATGCTTTTCAAAAACATTGTAAGGTTTAATTATTTCTAAATGTCTATCCACGCAGATGTTTCTGGGTTCCATTTTTTATTGTCATCCGCTCTTACCCATCTAAGATTTGCTTCATCCCAACTGATTAAGTAATTTATTCCGCCTTCAGATGTTACTGTTGGAGGAGCTACGGGACAATCCCAAGTACAAGTTGTTTCATTTAAAACGTGAGAGTCAAAAGGTTTTGGTGGGATAAAAGCATCTCTGCCTGGATCATATGTATAACCAGTTGATGCAGGGTTTTTTCTAAATGCTTTTGATTGATCGCCTTCAGAAGTCCAATTACCTTCAGAATCAACATTATAATATTTTCCACCTAAGGTGTTTCTAGAAAACTTTTTCCAATTTGTATAACCGTGTACTTCTGTTAAAAAAGCAATTCCTATAGCTTCGGATTCGTTTCCGTTTTCGTCTTGAGTATCTGAATCAGCTACAACCTCGCAACTAACTACTACATTACTATCATTTAATTTTGCAAAATGTGCCATACTATTGAAACTTATACCTTACAATTACAACTCCAGATCCACCAGATCCACTTCTACCACCTATACTAGATACAGCACCTCCACCAGATCCGCCGCCTCTGTTTGCAGTTCCAGCAGCACCTGTACTACCGCCGCCACCAGTCCCACCAGGGGCAGAACTACCTTGACCATAGTGAGCCCAATAACCACCGCCTCCGCCACCAGCGTAAGCTACAGAAGAGCCTGAAATATTTGTTGATGTACCAGCTCCACCAGATCCGCCAGCACCAGGGCCTGAATTACCACCTCTACCATTTCCACCAGAAGCATTGGCTCCACCGCCTCCGCCACCAGCACCTTGGTTTCCTTGAACATTTCCTTGTCCACCAGGATTTCCTTGAGGAGGAGAAACAGGGGGAGTATTTCCATTACCAACAGATCCACTAGGTTGAGATTTACCTCCACCAGATCCGCCAGGTCCACCATTTTTAACAGGTATATCAACTCCTGCACCAAAACCACCAGCAGTAGAAGTGACACTAAAAGCAGAACTAGGGTTTCCATTATTGCCTTTGTAGTAACCAGGAGGAGAAGATCCTGCTCCACCAGCACCTATAGTAATAGGATAATCTTGTGCAGATACAGAAGTACCACCAGTTGCGGGTTGAGGAAAATTAATTCTAAATCCACCTGCTCCACCAGCACCACCATATCCAGATCCACCAGATCCACCTCCAGCAACAATTAAATATTCTACTGAAGTTGAACCTGCAGCATTACCTGCTTGTGATACTGAAAAAGTTCCTGAAGAATTAAAAGTATGAATTTTGAAATCACCAGAAGTAGAAATAGTTCCACCAGTTGCTGTTACAAACTGTGCGTTAGACTGTCCTTGTAAATCAGACATTGCAATTGCACCAGAAGGAGTCTCTGCTAATGTTCTAACAGCAGTAGCACCCATATTTATAGTAGTACTAGAAGGTGAAATATCTAATTCAGTATTAACTTGAGAAAGTGAAATAGTACCTGAAGGTAAAGTCATTTTTAATTACCCTTTAATTCATCAACCTGTTGCTTTAAATCCTTAATTGCTTCTATCAAAACAGAACATATTTTTCCATAATCAACAGATTTTGTTTTAAGTTCGTCATCGGCTGTTAATACAACTTGAGGTAAAACCTCTTCCATATCTTGAGCTAATACTCCAACTTGTTCTCTAGCATCATCTATATCATTTCTTTTATAGTAGACACCTTGCATTTTCATTACTTTAGATAATGCATTATCAATATTTTTTACATCTGTTTTAAGTCTTTTATCGGAGAAAGCTGTTACATCATTATTGAAAGTTGCTGCACCAGCAGCTGACATATCTAAAACTAAAGCGTTAATTATACCACCACCATCATTACCTTCCAATTTAATATCTTTATCTTGTACATTTGCTGCTAATACTAAATCACTAGATGAATTTTTTATTCTACCAATAGCCGTGCCGTCATCTTTAAATATTACATCGCCACCATCAGCATCTAATATAATATCACCAGCAACATCTAAAGTTAAATCGCCAGATGATAAATCAATCTCTGTGCCATCAATTGTAATATTGTCGATAGTAACACCTGCATCAGCATCTACGACACCACTGAATGTTCCTGTTGTTGCAGTCACACCAGCGTTAAATGTAGCAGCTCCTGCTTCAGACATGTCTAAAGTTAAAGCAGTTATAGCACTAGCATTATCATCGCCTTTAAATATAATATCTTTATCTTGTACAGCTGAAGTAATTACAAAATCACTAGATGAATTTGTAAAGTTACCAACACCTGTACCTGCAATAGAAAATTCAATTCTATCATCAGTTGATGAAATTATTTTAGTGTCTCCATCAGTATCTAAAACTAAATCTTGACCATTAAGATCATATGATCCGCCTGAAGAAAAAACATCATACCAGTTTGTACCATCTGTAGAAACAAGACGAGTCGTGCCGTTAGCTATTGAAAGTGTATTACCTGAAGCTCCAAGTCTTGCAGTCATTGCATAAGGACCAGAAGATCCTGAATCAGTCGTTGCGTTAGTAATTAAATACATTTTTTGAGTAGCTGGGAATTGAGCTATTCTTACTGCACCATGTGCACCCGTTAATCTTATGTGAGCATTTCTTGCTTGGTTATTAGCTTGTGATTGTGGACCATCAGCGTTTGTTAACGTTGTTACAGCATTATCGCCGCACGCAACATTTACTACACCAGCAATACTAAATTCTAAAGATTGTGAAAAATTGTTGTTGGTAATAGTTCCCCAAGTTCCAGAATTTTCTCCCGAACCTTGAAGCTCTATTCTCAAACTTGTTGAATAAGTTGACGCCATTTTTTATCTCCTATTTAAAGTTTTAGTTATTATTTTAAAGTTTGTCAAAACTTTTATGCGGCTTTATGAACTTCTGTCCAACTTATATCCGAGTTAGAATCATCTACTTGGTCCCAAAAAGTACCTTGTAGGGTTCCTGTAGTACTTGTAGCAGAAACTCCAGTAAGTGTCAAAGTAGAACTTCCTGTTATAGTTACAGTGCCTGATGACGCTGTTGAAGAAACACCTGGTAATAGATAGCTTGTTTCCTGTGATTCTTCTCCCAAACTAGAAGTTAACGAGGTTCCTGTAACACTTACTATAGCTCCAGCCGTTGCTGTAGCAGGTGCTGCAGTTATAGTTAAACCATTTGCTGTAAATTGATTTGCATCTTGAGCAGGAGTATTTGCCGTTCCTCCCATAGCAGAATGTTGAGTACAATAATAATATAAAGTAGGTGCACCACTAGCTACTGTTATTTGAGTGTACGCTCCTGCATACCCTGGAGTTCCATTTACAGTAACACCAGTTGTATATTCTGACCCTCCTGCATGCGTACCATTTGGTGTCTCACTAAATCTAAATGGATGCCCTTGATTAGTGTAGTTTGACTGATCAAATCTGTAAGTATTTCCTTCTGCTAATTCTAATGTATCTTGTTGAATACCATCAACAACATATTTATTTCCACTAGATGTGCTTACAACAGTTACAGTTTTTGTAACAAAACCGCCAACACCGACGACATTAACATCTGTAGAAGCAACTTCAGTGCCAAGACTACCAGTTAAACTAACACCTGAAGGTGAAACAACAGAAGTACCTACAACACTTAATGATCCAAGACTTGAAGTAATAGCATTTCCTGATGGAAAAGCTGTTTTACCGATTACAACAGCGGAAGTTCCTATACTGATATCTAACTCAGGTTCACTTGCTGCAACAACAGTTACTTGTGAATCACCAGATATTGAAAAAGTTCCTATTGACGAGGTAGCTGAAACACCACTAGCTTGAGCAAAACCGCCAATCACTCCAGCAGCAGAAGTTAATCCTACACCTGTTGTTATACTAGGATCAACACTTGCACTCACCGTAGGTGATGTTGTAGCCGTTGTTGCTTGAGCACCTGTTAAAGAATATGAAGTTTCTAAAATATTCCAGAGGTTATCTCCCCATCCAATTAATTCACCTGTGACTTGATTTGCTCCTCGGTTCCATCCAGACTGACGAACACCTTGAGCATCCTCGTCACCTACTTGTGATGTTAAACCAATACCTGTAAGAGTATGTGTTGAAGATCCAGTTATTGTCTCTGTACCTAAAGATGATGTAATAGCATTACCAGAAGGAGTTGTAATTTGATTACCAATTGCTGTAACTGTTCCTACAGATGAAGTAGTACCTAGTCCAGTAGCTGTAAAATTAACACTAATTACTGGAGCTTCTTCTCCTAAAGATGAAGTTAAACCTGTACCTGATAATCCATTGCTAGTTGTTAAAATAAAGTCGCCATTGTTCCATGACGCTGCATTCCATCCTAATGGAATTGTTGTGCCTACACCTCTGTTCCATCCAGTCAGTAATTGATTATCGACAATCGTCGGATTAGGCATTGTGCCTAACGATGATGTTACTGCGTTACCAGTCGCTGCATACTCACTTGCTTGAGTAGCATCTCCTATACTAGATGTAAGTTGGTTTCCTGTTACTTCAAAAATATTTGTTGTGACAAGCGATACAGTTCCAACTGTAGAAGTGAGACCCTCACCTGAAGCCTCGACAGGTGCTTGTTGATTCCAAGCACCTGAGTTCCAGGTTTCTCGGCCCCATCCTTGGATAGAGGCCATAATTTATCTCCTATGCGATCCTTAGAATTGCTGCTGTTGCTTCAGCTGCAGGGAACGTAATTGTAAATGTTCCTGAAGTAGAAGTTTTCACTGCACCAAAATCTAGTACACAAACAGATGCATTGGTTGTCAAACCAGATACAGTTGAGTTGTTATAAATTACAGCAGCTTGTGCTGAAATAGTTGCACTTGTAAATGAAATATCAGCAAAATCACAAACAGCAGTATCACCAGATAAAGTAGGTGTTACAGATGTTAGTGCGCCTCCTCCCTCAGAATATGTTCCTGAGTTAGCTACTTCATCAGTACCTGAGAAAGCAGTTGTTGATTTACTTAAAGTTGCTTCGTTGTCGTATAATGCTAGTTTAAAAGTATTCCCCGTCGTTGCCGTAAAATTGTGTAGGCCTTTCAGGATCTCCACTTTAAAACTGTTACATACAGCTTGAGTAATTGCCATAATAATCTCCTATGGGTTCCTTGATTCGAGAGGGATACGAATAACGCCG